CCCGATAGATAGCCGGGACTCGCGGAAGTCAGCGAATAGTCTGTGCCGCCGCCAACGATGGACGGATACTGATTCGATGCGTTCCAACCCTTGAAGAACGTGGCCGGGTTAATCGAGGTGAGAGTGCCCGTCTGTGTGCCAATGAATGCAGACCCACCGCCGTGTGTATTGACAAAGCATGTAGCTGTGTCACAGGCGTTGTTCGTGAACAGGAGCGGCAGCGCGTTGTTCCCCGTGCTCTCGCGGAACTGATAGCCGACGCAGCAGGCGTTGATGATGACGTTGTTTCCGTAAGTCATCGTCGTTAGGTTGAGCGCCCCAGTAAATGGAGAATCATACATATGGACATCGACGCTTCCACCGTTGTCCCCGCAATTTATCGTGTTGTTGGTAATGATCGAGCCAATACCCCAGTGATTAGCTGTGATGCAGGACTGTGAAATCACCACCGCCGGGTTGTTGTAGATGATGTTATTGGAGATGGTTTCGTTGGGCGCGGCGCCGTAAATGTTGACAGAAGAATTCAGACACGCCGATCCGCAGGTAGCTGGTGTGCCAACATCCGTGATTACGTTACCTGTGATCGTCTGACCATAATGCCAAGGCTGAGAATTCGTCGGACAACTCCCGGACGCGCACCCATTTGGATAGCCCGGCTGCACCGTGGTGCTAGAGAACCCGGCATAGACTCCATAGGCCCCGTCATTCGTGTTCTTGAGAATGTGACTAATCCAAGATTGTTTCAAGGCACATAAGGTGCAGTTGAGTTCCACCCCGGCCTGCGTATAGTGGCTGGAATCCGCTCCGGTCGCCGTGCCCAGGAACTCGAAGCCAATTACCGTAACGTAATCTCCACCGACTGCTTGCACGGCAGAGCCGTTCTGCCCCACGCTTATAATGCCTTCCTGCACCACGTTGTCGCTGGCTTCAAGAATGCACGCAGGCGGGAACGTGTAAACAGCGCACGTGAAGAGAATTGGTTGAGTCGCGGAGCCTTCAAGGCCAATGAAGTAATGATAGAGAGAACACCCGGACCATGCACAAGCGGTGTCTTCGCCCGTGGTCATCTGGGCGCGCGAGTAAGTGCCGGGAGCCACAAAGATTGTCTCGCCCGCCGTGCCCAACGTAGTGTTGGCACTGTTGATCGCATACTCCACGGTCTTCCACGGCAGTGCCGAGGTGCCAGGATTTGCATTCGATCCGGTCGCTCCATTCACGTAGTAGTTATTGACCGTGGTACTGGCATTGACTGTCCATGTCGTTGAGGCCGAAACCACATTGAAGGCGATCGTGGAATTCGCGAAATGGCCGCTCGCTGAAACCGGCATCGTGTACGATTGCGCTCCGGCTGCCGCAAAGTACGAGGTGTTGTTCGAGGAAGCGTTGTCGGCCACTTGCAGAAAGAGGCTGCCTGCTAAGTTTGACTGGTTCAGTCGAGAAATTAGCGGCGAGGGGGCGATGGTCATGGAAGTTGCAGAGGTGCACGCAGAGATGAGCAGGACTGGCGTGCCCGTGGTCGTGAGCGAGGTTCCGCAATTGCTTGTTCCGGCAGAACTCACAGAGGCCTGCACGAGACTGCCAGATGGGATACCCAACGGATAGTCACTTAGACTCAATACGGGGACCGCGACTGGAGTCGAGAAATTAACGGTGACCGTGTTTGCACCCGGCTGCGCTCCGAAGATTTGGTTGGAATAATAGACAGCCTGATTCACGCCTGTACCAGCGATAGGACTGTTTGCCGCTTGAGTATAGGGATTGCCGCTGGAATCCGTCACGGAGGTGATCGTGGCGGCGGTATTCCCCCAGCCCACAACAACCACGTCTAGATCGCCCGCGCCTTGGTAGTTGTAGGACGCGGCAATTGAACTGGCGCTGGTGGTCAGTGAGTGGTAGCCACCACCCTCGTAGGTGCCCGTGCCTGCGGTGATCGTGGCGGTGCCTGCCGCGACTGCGGTCGCCAAGCCTGCGTTGTTGATGGTTCCGTTGCCCGTGCTGCCGCCTGCGGCTTTTAGCGCCACGCAGGCATCCACCCATGTCGTTGTGGCAGCGGAGTCTGTCATGTTGCCGTTGAAGGTGGCGGGAGGGACGTTCAGGTCCACCATCAGAGTGTCGGCCCAGCCGTTCATGAATAGCTGCGTGTAGGGGGAGTTCGCGGCGATCCCTCCCGTGGAGCCATCGACGGCGAAACAGACAATGCCGTCCTGACCGTAGGAGGTCGTGAGATTGGGCGTGACGACATTGACCGTGGCGGAGCCGGGCGTGGTCGAGAAGGCAGAGCCGTCGGCGGTGCAGGACGCCACGCCGCTTAGTTCGATGATAGCCATGGCGAAGTCGGAGACAGAGGCCGCGGCGTGGCCTACGACCGTGTTGGAGGCGCTCGAATTGAGAATCGCGCAATCCACCCGCGTCGTGCGCGTGCTGGTCGTGTGGTTCGTACCGATTTGGACGAACGTAGAGCTATCCGTCTGCGTAGGCGCGTTCAGTACGATAGAGGTCGATGCGATGCTCGAAAACACCAGCAGGGCATTGCTTGCGGTCATCGTCTTAGGTGCACAGGTCGCGTTGGCGTTGCCCCCTTCGTTGCAGGCCTCCTGATTGCCTGTATTGATGATCGTCGAATAGCTTGAGCCTGACGACGCCCCCCAGTTGACATAAAGCGGCGGATTATAGGTCGTGCCTTGAAAATGGCCGTCAGTAAAACCAGCGGTCGCAACGAACTGCTGCGTGCCAGGAAGGATAATGGACGAGTTCGGCGGCGTAATCGACATGCTATTGATTGCCGCGTTGCTGGCAGCCCCGGTTCCATTCAAGGTGATCGTTTGGGGAGAGCCAGGGACGCTGTCGTTGATGTTCAACGTGGCCGTCCGCGCACCGCTCGCAGTAGGCGCGAAGCTGATCCCCACCTGACAGGAGAGTGTCGGCCCCACGCTCGGAAGGCAAGCGTTGGCTGGGGCGTCGATGATGAAGTCTCCCGCATTGGTCCCGGTGATTGTGGGCAGGGAGAAGATGAGGGGGATAGGCCCCGTGTTGGTAAGGGTCAGGACTTGGTTCGCAGAGGTAGTGCCGATTGTCTGAGATGCGAATATGAGCGGTCCTGGGGGGCTGATGCTGATTGAAGCCGCGTTGTAGCCGGTTCCAGTCAAGGAAACCGTTTGCGGCGGAGTGGAAGAGCTAATTGAAATCGTGGCCAACTCCGGCGTGGTTAAGGTTGGCGTGAACTGCTCCTGAAAAGTGCACACCCCGCTTGCCACCAAACTGGAACCGCAAGTGTTAGATCCCGCGACGATAGAGAAGTCCGCCGCATTCACTCCGCCCGGAGGCGACACTACAATCCCCGTTACGGTTGCTGCTGTCCCGTTTGACACCGTTTCCGTAATGGGTTGGCTGGGAGTGTTGAGAGCCACTTGACCAAAAGCAGCAGTCGGAGGCGTGACACTGAAGACACCGGGGGGGGGAGGGGGAGGAGTAATCGCAGTGGCACTAAACCCTGTACATACACCCGACTGCGGCTGAGAGAAGGTAAACGTAGCAGAATAGGGAGTCGTTGAGCTAAACAGCGGCCCCCCTACATTGATAACGAAATTGTTATTGTCCCGGCACTGCGTAAGAATCGGAAGACCCGTAAACGTTGTTGGCAAGGTCACACTGAGAACATTGCTGAACGCCACTGACTCAAAGGCGAAGTTACTATTTCCGCCCCCTCCGCCCCCGCCGCTTCCCCCAACGCATACATCGCTGAAAGTTCTTGGGTAAGGCAAGGTTGGTCCTGACCCACTACTGATTACCACGTCATACCCCGGACATGCAGGAGCGACGTAGAAAGTGAAACTCCCATCTGTATTCGCCGTGAAGGGGTTTACGAGGACGGTTGGGCTTGCGAGATTGTTCGAATAGATAGACGCTTTCAACGTTGTGCCTGTCTGGTAAATCGTCACCTGACACAAAGGGAAGGACGCTTGAACTCCCGCTCCCGCATTGACATTCGTCGTGCCAATCTGCTGTGTTCCTGTCGCAGGCAAGCCCTGAGTGAGCGGTTGTTGCCCACCAACCTGACAGTCACCATTCACCCCGGCAAGAGTCCCCTGAGCACGTCCAAGGTTAGACATAGACACTACAGTGATCAGCAGCAGCACGATTTGGAGCCAGCGCTTCATCAGTTAAAGATTCCGACCATCGGCACGTGCATCGTGCTGTTGTTGGTAATGTTGGTGCTGCTCATTGTGCTAAGTAGTGCGCCAGAAGAGCAGACATCGGTCGAGTTGATTCCAAATGTGTTGGCAGGGGCGCTGGTTCCCGATAGCATTTTGGTGGAAGCGTTCGCAGGGCCACCAGGATACATTTCTGAGATGATGCTGGTGGTGTTGCTGGCGCAGTAAGCCAAATAGTAGTTTGTCCCCGCCAGCATAGTGAACGTCGATAGCGATGTGCCACAGACCTGCGTTGCCGTCGTCGTGCTCAACGGCCCGGTATGCCACTGGCGAGTCAATGTCGTCCCTGAGAGGGAGTAGATTCCCACATCCACCGTGCCACCGGAGTCGAGTGTAGTCACCTGAACGCAGCCAGTGGCACCAAGCAATTTCTGCGTCGAGTTCCAAAAACGAGAGACATAAACGTTATTGGCAGTGGCCACTACTGCACCTGCAAGCAGAGGCGTTGCGGTATTCTCCAGCGTGACGAAGTAGGCACACCCTGAGGTGCAGCCCATAGTTACCGCCGTTGGTGCGGCAGAGGATGCGGTATTGTTCATCAGCACCGCGCCCGCTGCAATGGGTGCTTGGGTCAGCGGTACGGCCCCCGTGGAAGCTGAATTATTAAAGATTACCCCATCGCCCGTGATGCTAGTGACCAAGGTCGCCGGATTATAAGAAAATTGCGTATAAGTAAGCGAAGACCCTCCAGATCCGATGCTGGTGACTTGCGACGTGAGCAGCCAACTGGTAGTCGTATTGACCGTGCCGGATTGAACCGGGATAGCCCCCGTGTTGTTTACGTCCGATGGCGTGTCGTAGTCGACTGCGCGGGTGAATACCGGCGACACCAGCGAGGCTCCTACCACCGTAGCTGTGTAGATACCATTCTGGGCAGCCGTGCTTTGATTCTTGAGTAGCACCCGCTGCCCGATAGTGTTGATGGCGATTCCATCCAGCGAGAACGGTCCGGTTGCGGTAACTGTGAAGGTGTCGCCAATGCCACCGCCAACCTGCGTATAGGTGCCCGTGAGGTTCGCCGTAGATGCCGCAAGTACCGCCACTGCCGGGTTCACGCCCGCCACTGCGTTCGAGACGGCGGTATCGGTGTAGAGGGTTGTTGCAACATTGCCCGAGCCATCCAATTGAGGTTGCGTGGTCGCTGTTGTCCCGTTAGGGAGTGCCGTACTCGCGCTCGATGTAGAACAGTTGGTTCCCGTGCAGGAGACAATACCGTTGGTTCCGGGATTAGAGATGCCCGTGCCGCCCCCGCCTTCCTGCGTCCACGTTCCACTCTGACAGGTATAAATTGTACCGAGTCCCACCACAACTTCCATTTGTGCATTCCGGCCGCATAACCCAGACGGAGCAGAGTACACATAAGCGACATACCCATTCCCTACCACCACCTGAGCGGAGGCTGAGGCACAGAGAAACAAAATGGCTGCGAATACTTTTTTCATCGCGTGATCAAGACGTTCGCGTATACCGCGTTGGTCATCGTCGCTAAATAGGCTCGACTGAACCTGGCCCAGAATGTCGGCAACTCAATCCGCCCAGAGTACGAGCCGTTCAATCCTCCAGTCAGAGAGGCCACAGTGCTGTATTGACTATCCACATCAATATCTGAAGTCTGCCAGTCAACCTCGAATGCTCCGGGGTTCACTACTCCGCCACTGATGTTTGTAAAATAAACCTGCATCGAAGCGCCAAAGGGGTAGAACGAACTCTTGATCCGCTCCAACTGCACTGCGATGCTGGCGTAAGGATTGCCGCCATTGGCCAGTGTATTGACTGTGGTCAACGCCGATCCGCCGCCCTTGGTGAATAGTTGATTCTGAAATAGCCACTGTTGGCTGTTGTCACGCAAGAGGATCGCCTGGCCGGGACCAGGATAGAACCCTGCTGGAGTTTGCGGAAGATTCTGCATGATTACATCCTCCCCACGTTCAAGCCACCAGTAATTGTGCTGAAAGGCTCTCCTTCGTTATACGGATCTCGGTTAAACCGATTGAAATACAATTCGCACAAGTCGCGGTCCTCGTCCTTGATCGGCTTCATGAGAGTTTTGAATTCGTCGCGCGCCTGCTCTGCTAGGAACTGCCAGTTTGCGCCTGAACCGCGTTGGACCTCCTCCCCCTTCTGCGCTTCCTTGAACACATACGCGCACTCTTTCGCGCGCCACAGCAACGCTTCTTCCGTCAGAGGGTAGGGGACGGTATCGCTCGGAAGAATGAGCGACGGCCCACGCGAGAGAAATTGAAACGTATACGGAAGCACCGAGAGAGGGTGCGGCCACAGTTCAAACAGAAAATTACCAAACGTTGCACTGCCGGGGCGAGTGTCAACCTGAAATGGAACAATGTAGTTCGGGTCATCGAAGATCGTGCGCTCGGGATCAACTACAGCTAAATCTCTCTGGCTGTACGTCACGTAATCCATCGGCCAACTGTTTGTAGTATCGCGTGCACTCAGGAACCTCTTGAAGTTGGCTACCGGGCACGCAAAGTACGCTTGGTAAATCATGTATGACTGCTTAGACCCTCCGGGCTCCATCCACGGGCGGTCAAGGGTAAGCACAATGGCCGCAGGGTTTGTCAGGTTGAACGAGATGATGCTGTAGAGCGAGTAATAAGGACTCCTGATCTGGAGTTGGTTAAAGAACGGCAGGTTGCTGTTCAGAATGTAGGCCAACCATGCCGCCGAAGAAGTCGCGTCCCCGACAATCGTATTCTGAAATGGAGTGGTTGTAATCGTGCCGACACTCTGCCCAGTGGAACCAGTGGGGAACAAGAGCCCTGGCGTAAGCCAGCCGGCAGTTTGAAGCTGAAAACTCCACATCTGACTGCCTTCAACCAGACCCAAGGCTTCATCGAGCAGAGTGACAGCGTAAGCGTCCGCGAGATTGGGCACTTCGAGACAGAGCCGCCTAGCCATGCTGTTCAGTGAAATACTTCTACCCCCTTTTGTTTCCGCGCCAGTCGCCCTAACGCTGCCTTATCGCTTGCGACCCTTCTTCGTCACCAGATGGCTCTTGACCATATGCCTCTGGCTGTAGCCCTTGTGCGTCTTGTGGACTTTCGAGGTTATACGTCGGGCAAACTTCTTGCCCTTTCCTGCCTTAGTTTTGTAGGTTGTTACGATTTTGGTTTTCGCCATTGTGTCCTCCTAAAAATGTGGCCGCCCAGTCACCCTCATGACTTGGCGGCCAGCCGCAGCGTTCCGAACTAACTCCGTGCTAGTAAACTCCTCCGAATCCACCGAACTGAACCTGTTCTGCCGAAAGATTGACGGCGTTCGCAACCTCAGTCCCCGGAGTAGCAATGGGGTACCAGTGGGCTACCCACGTCGCCCTCGCTCCCACCGCCGACCCGACAAAGCGAACGAGGTAGTTGCCGCTTACCGACAGATAATCTCCATTCAGGCTGTCAATGTAATTGTCGTAGCGAGGCAGCAAGACCGGATCGCCGCTCGTCTTGAATGTGGCAGTGTTCACGTAGGACGCAGGCCCACTCCCATAACCGACAAACGCAAACCGCTTGCCGATGTAATCCGGGTATCCGTGAAGGAACGTTAGCTGCATCGCGTTTACTCCTGTAACACTGGCAAGTTCAACTGAATTCTGAACAGCCCATTGGACTTTGGCAAGTCAATGGCCGCACCCAGAATGAGTTTCTGGAGGGCGTAGGTCAGCGAGGTGCTCTGTGTGGGATCATCCACCACGCCAGCAGTGTATGAAACGATCAAATCCCCGATTGACGGAGTTGCATTGGTCAGGGTAGCCCTGCCAAGCACCGTGGCGATACCAAGCTCCTGCACAAAACCGTAGTTTCCCGGCGTGATGGCATTCAGGAACACCACAGGACGAACAGTGGTCGCGTTTCCAAGGCTTTGATCGTAACTGGTTACGATATTTTCCGTGGGCTTGCCAGCCGGATCCCCGTCTGCGATGACCGCCGCGAGAGATGGCATGAGGCCAATCGTTCCCGTCTTGACGTTGCCTGCGGTTGCCCCCGAGTCCACCAGCACCCGACGAAAACGACCACAATAGAGCGTGCCGTTGGTCACGTATGAAGCTTGTGCCGCTTCCTTGTTGGTCAGATCGAAGTAGTCGCCTTGATTCAGTCCGCCAGCGAACACGGGAATGCCGAGTCGCAAGTCTTGGAAGTACGAAGGAGACGCGTCATTTGCCCCATTGATTGCGAGCCAAGTTGGCAGAATCGGTTGAAGTGGCAATTTAGTTCTCCTTTAGCTACTGAATCCAAACGCGACGGCCGAGTGCCTCGGCATGACATTATACAAATTCGTCCCAAGCCGCATGAACAGCGCATCCATCGACACGTTGTTCGGCATCGGACTCCGGCGCAGTCCGAAGTTCCAACCCTTCTTGTCAGTCGGACGCAGTTTGAAACTTCCTGTCTCCAAGAAGTAGAGAACTTCCCCGACCGTGCAAGTGGCGTTCGACGGGAACCCGCTGCCTGTGGTTGAGATGGTGACGTTCGCGCCACCGGAAGTGTACTGCGGACTCGTAATGGTGGACGTCACAGTGTTTCCGCCCGCACCATCCACGAGGTTTGCGTTTCCAGACTTGCCGCCGGTTCCCGCGCCGATAGCGATGTAATCCTGTGCAATGGCGGAAGGTGCCAGAGGATCGGGGTAGATGTCCACACCGTTGAACGTAAACCCATCCCAAGCGATGTCGTGTTTGGTATTCGAGACATCCCGACGCTGTGCGTCGAGCGCATTCGCTACCGCAGCGAAGCCGAACACATTGGTGACCCCCAAGTCCGGCTTGCCTCCGGTCACAATGCACTGCGCCCAGAGCCGCATGAGAGCGTTGAAATCAATCTGGCCTGTGCCAGCGACAGCCGGAGCAGCAGTAGTTCCCGTGGTCGGGGCCTGACCTAACCAGAGTGGAGTCGAGTTCAGAGCTGGCCCAATCACGCCGTTGCGCGTGTCGCCGCCGTAGGTTGCGTAAATGTTCCCGAATGGAGATGGATCGACACCGTTGTTTAGTGCCTCGTCCAGTCCGTTCGAGTTCAGAATCCGGTTGTCAGAAATATTTAACCCGGACGGTTGCCCGTGACGGTAGGAGTCCATTTCCAGCATCGTGTTCATCATCATGGTCATGTTCTCCATGAGGATTTGATACTGGTTCGCAATCATTGCCGGGCCGGAGTTAACGACTCCCCCGGTCCCGCTTCCATCGTCCAACTCCCAGTCATCCAAGGGTGCCCACGAAACATACGCCTTCGGCAGAAACTTCATGCCCGTATTCAACTGCTGGCGAGTGACCGTCACCGTCGAGCCTGGCGCTACCGCCGCGCCTTGCACGCGCCCGTAGATGAATCCTTCAAACATTCCCGAACCGCCAAGAAATGGGTCCATGACACCGGCGGCTCTCAACTTCGCCTGAAAGGGAGTGTCTACAAAAAGATTGTCGTAAACTACATTACGCCTTACACTTTCAAGATTCGTGGCGTCGATCTCATTGTAGAGAGGGTCGGTCAATTGGCAACTGAGGACGCCCACGCCATTTGCGGCACTCTGACTGAACACTCTTTCATCGTTCAGTATGGATTTTGAGATGTTAAACATTCAATCCTCCCGTGCCGTTACTGAATAGTGGCGTTCTCTGCGATTTCCTTCTGAATCCGTTGCTGCGTTTCCTTGTGCCGCAACTCGCGTGTCGGCATTTTCAGTGGATCAGGCCGCGCGCCTTCCTTCACAGCCTTGTGAACTTCCGCGAAGCGTGAAGTCTCAGCCTGGCGGATCATTGGATTCGAGCTAACGCGCTCGGCCCACTCTCTGTCCGAAGCGTCTTTTGCTTCCTTTCGAATCGCGTCGTCATGAGTCTTTTGATCGGCTTCGCGCTTGGCCTTTTCTTTGCCAGCGAAGTCGTACTTGATCGCGGCGTATTCGGCGGGACTCCGGCGCTGCGCGGCCGCTTCTCGGATGATCGCGGTAGGCGAGTCTGGCATTTCCGTACCGTACAGAGAACGGTATTTCCAAGATGTGTCGGCGAGGAATGCGAACGCTCCACCAAGTTCATCGCGCAGCGCCTTCACGGGGTCAGGTCCAGGGGGCGGAGGAGTTCCGCTCGGGCGGAACGTGCCGTCTGTGTTCCTGACTGGAGAACCGGGGGTTGCGGGAGGAGTGAAGGGTTCAGCAGTGGCCACGAACCCACCCTCTTTCGCCTTGGTCGCCAGGGTTTTGTAGTAGTCGCGTTCCGCAGTCAAGTTTGCTTGCTCGTTCGCCCATTGATCGAGGCGTGGAGCGATTTCGGTGTCATACTGCTGCGCCTGAGCGCGTTTGGCGAGTTCAGCCTGCTCAAGCGTTTGCGATGCCGTCGAGAGAACTTGCGTCAATGCGCCCGTCACCTTTGCATCGAGAGCTTTTACCTGTTCGTCGGTCAAACCGGACGCCTTGAGAATTTCTTCCACAGTTGCTTGCGGCATAGTCTCTCCTTACATCGGTGGCGTTGCGCCCGTTGGGGTAGGTTGCGGCTGCGTTACCATTGCCGTCTGCGCTTCCTGGATTCCCTGCGCGGCCTTCTGTAAACCAGCCGAGAGGATCGGGTCTTCCTGCGCGAGACGCTTGCAGAGTTGGTACATCTGCGCCAGCATAATTTGCTTGGGATTCGCTGGAGCTTGCGAGGGAGCACCACCGGGAGCGGCTCCGGGATCAGGAGGAGCGCCGCCCCCAGCAGCGGGATCTGGTTGTCCAGCAGCGGCCATGCTATCGCTTCATGCCCCGGCGCTTCTTGCCGCCCTTGTGATGTTTCTTATGGCCACCCTTGTGGCCCTTCACGATCTTGGTGTGTTTCTTTCCGCGTGCCATATTGCCTCCAAAACAGAACGGCTCACACCGTTCTAGGATGTGAGCCGCTGGCATTCCGGGGAGGCGCTTGGCGAATCTCAATTAAGGCTATACTCTAATCGCAATCTTCCTGTCAACATAATTTATTCAGATACCTAAAATCTCGCGCACCTTCTCGCGCTTTCCTTCCGCCGCTTTCGTCTTTTCCGTGAGCGCAACTTTCTGGATTCCGCCCTGTGAGAGATGAAAAACGAGTTGGCCGGTCGCCTTCCTTTCTCGGAGCCATGCGACAACTTTATCAACCGGAATGCGCGGATCGACGGTAGTTTCCGTCACCAGGAAATCGACATTCACCTTGACTACCTCCTCTGCGTCCATAAGCTCCTCAACTTGTCTTGACTCCGGCTCGCGGCTCTCCCCCATCGGCTCCCTTTTGATACGGAGTGGGTTTCTTCTTGTTGCTATTGGGGCGACCCCCTCCCTTGCCTTGCCCAGCACCACCTGGGTCCAGGCCTGCCGCGGCGGCTAGTTTCGCCATCTCTACCTTGACCTTCAGCATCTCGATCTCTTCGTTGATGTATCTTTCAAGAACTGTGTTTCCTTTTACTTCCCCAAAGTTTTGAATGCCCAACTTGGGAGCGATATCAACCCACCCGATGGGAGCTCCTTGTTTCTTCAGTGTCATGAGTTTTAACTGTTCGTCGCGCTGGGTAATTTTCAGCAACGTGCTTGGGACGGAAATCAGGCGGAGATTTCTTGTGAGATATCGCTGGCGGTCTAAGCGAGCGTACTGCGAAGGAACTACTTGAGGGGTATCGCCTATCGTCATTGGCAACATGCCGTTCACGTACTCGTTCGGCATATGACTCGGAACCATTGAGTTTGGATCAAAATCGAATACGTCAGGCGTAACGTTGTCAGGACCGATATACTCGATGATTCGCTTGGTATCGAACCACTGCACGATCATAAATTTCAGCATGTAGGCAATCTTCGCATTCGACCGCTCCATGCCGGTCGCAATTCCCTTCGCAATGGGCCCGATTGCCTCTATGCCCTTGTCGAGTTGGTCGCCTGAGATGTTTAGTTTCAGGTTGGCGAGATTTCCGAGATCATTGATTCCCAACTGCTCTCGCCGCATGGCAACAAGCATTTCGAGAAACTTGAAGTTCTCTCCGTCTACACGCACTTCTTCAGGCAAAAGGGATTGCAAAACATCTTTCGGCTTCCCGTCTAGCCCTGCGCGGACGTTCTCCTCAAAGATGTCAAAGTTCTCGATCTTCGGCCCTCCCGTAGAGGTTCGGTCATAGCCCATAGGAGGATTCAGTTTTGTAGTAAGCACTTGATCCATCTTCCGCTCGTGTTTACGCTTGGTCTGTTCGATGGAACCAACATCGGCAACAAGAGAGCGCCCCATACCTTCCCACGCCCAGTCGTCCACGTCGAACTGTACCGGAGGAATACAGCCGTGCCAGTCATAAGCTGGGCCGTCGTACATCGGGGTTTTCATGTTCCGGCTGGAGATCATGAGCCGAAGAAATGGATAAATGCGGCAGTCTCCCGCGGCTGCCTTGCGTAAGGTTGGCTTGCCGTCTTTGATCCCGCCGGGGATTTCCTGTCCGATACAGGGAACATCGTAGGACCAACTTGTGCCAGGATCGCCCATCGGCAACGGCTGACCTTTTTGATTCTTGAGCGGCGAGTTAATCCGAATGTCGCGGATAAATGTCCAGCGAATTTCGCAATACAGGTTACCCCAGTTCCGGTTCTGCTCTCCGTAACGGAACTTTTCTGCGTAATCCACGCGACGGGCTTGGACGCGAGACTGGTAACTGACTCCACTGATGGGTTTCAGTTCTGACTGAAAGAGTGGGAATCTGCCGTGCGCTTCCGCGATCGGCATGTATTGAAAGATAGTGACAACATAAGAGCCCTGCACATCGTTGTCGGAAGGAATCTGGACGGGAACGACATCAAGAGGCCCGAGCGGCTCAAAAACAATCTTGCGTTCCCCATAGCCGTAGTCGCCAGTCGAAACATGCGGCCAGATGTACCCACGCCCCATGACGGTTGAGAACTGGAGCGCCTTGCGAATCTGGCTTGGAAACTGCGATTCCAGGTAGACCCCGCTGGCGACTTTATTGATCATTTCCGCGTAGGGTTTGAACTGTACCGCGTCCGAACTATAGCTCCCAATCTCCCTGACTTCCGAGATCGTCTCAATAAATTTTCGGATGTCGTACTTCAGACCGTTCGAGACGAGAGTGGATTTCGTCTTGTCATCGAAAATCGCGTCGAAGATTTTTATGTTCTTGGCGAGATCTTTGTATGCGCGCTGGCTTGAGAGCCAGCCCTCGCCTTCCTCCAGCTGCTCCTCAATCCATCCCATTCTTTCATCGGCGGGGGCGGTGAAAGGTGGGACCTGCCACGATGTCGCTATGTCCTTGTCTCTCACGGCGCGACACCTTCCCTTGCTTCGCAGTGCATAAACGTTTCCGCGATTTCCAAACGCCGCTTCTCGCGCTTCTCTTTCGCCTTCTGAATGAAGAATGCCATGAACTGCTTATTCAGGCTATCGTCCGAGCCGGCGAGACACGCCTCCATCTCTGCGATAATCTCGGACTGCACCTTCCCTTCATACTCGAAGCGCTCAACTTCCGTCATCTCCCGAATGCGTTTTTCCTGACGACGTAAACGCCTGCTCCACATATCGACTTCGGCGGCGTGTTGACATTCGATCTTTTGGAAACCTTTAGGCGGGGGAGCGAGCGGGGAGGGCGGACACATAATGAACTGCGTTTTTGGCTGGTACCAGAACACGACTTTTGGCTTGTGCGCTGGACGCGCGAGATGCCGGGGGACAATGAGATCACTCACGCCATGTCTCCGACGCTGATCTCAGACGATTTATTCCACGACAAATCCAGTTCTGGTTTGCGACTCACAGGCTGAGAGTACCTTTTTTGTGAGCGCTCTGCAAGAACATCGAAAGCATGGCGAGTAAAATATGATTGAGCCGCCGCACGCACGCGGTCATCATGCTTTCCCGATTGGTGCTCCATTTTAGACTTCCCGCTCTTGGCAATCTTCCGTTCAAGTGAGGACAGTTCCATGATGAGGAACGGTGAGTTCGGCTTGTACCAGCCGTTTTGCACGGCGTCGATGAAGCGATTCATTAGCAGCGGCACGCTCCAGGCGTTTGAATACCAGCCTTCCTTCGTTCCCTTATTTTCCTTCACGTTCTTGGAGTCGTAGCGAGTGTCGATGTGGTGGAACGTGAATCCCATGAGTTTCAACTGAAGCTGGCAATCGTCACCGGGGCGCTCACGTTGCTCAATCGCAAACTTGCACCCGCGAGGGTCTTTTGTGTTCTCTCCGTAAAACGCGGCAAGACATGCGGCAAATCCAACCATCTGAGGGGGGTTAACGCGATTCGATGAAAACTCGCATACCTGAACATCGCAATTCTCACCTTGTACGCTTCGAGCAATCGAGAAGACGCTGCGGTCTTCGTCATCGTGGCCTAAACCGTCTGCGGTATCGATGCCGATGGAATAATCCTGCGGCTCGCCTTCGTGACCGGGAGCCTGATTAGGTTCTTCAAAGATCAGAATCTTGTCTAGCGACTTCCGCTCATCGTCTTCCTCAAAAGGGCGTAGCGGAACCATAACCCACTCGAAACGCTGGCCTCGATGGGAATTCCAAACAACGCGTATTCTTTCTTTGTCATAGTCGATTTCGCTTACGTCGGGCTCAAAGCCGTCGTCGATCGAATCGCCGGTAACCGCGTAAGCCTGATAGCCTTTCTTGCGCTCCTCGCGGGCTGTGTCGATCACAATCGGGTCGAACACGAGGTCGTTCTCCCCTTGCAGGGCTTCGTAATCATCGGCAGGTTTTTGCGAAAACCATATTTTCTGGGTATGCGAATCGACGGCCTGAAGATAGTTCCATTCCCAAAACCATTGTTGCTCGATAGGCATTCGCCAGTTCTTCCCAACGACTTTCACGAGATAGTCCGTACTGTTGATAAACAACTCACATCTGAGCACGTGCTTCCTGGTCATCTCTAACGGCTTGAAGCCTGCGGGAACCGGATGTGTACGGATGAAGTCTTTCGTGGGAAACAATTCTGGAGTCATCGGCCACGGTATAAATATCGGTCGGAGCCGAGATTGTCCAAGAGGCCATTTCTCTCTCGCGGATCGCCACTTGTCTGCAAGCCATCCCGTGCTTCCACCACCCGTCCCCTCTAATACAAGGGAGAGCTTGTAGGTCGAGTGAGTGGCATGAAGCAACCCTTCCTCGATTGACTTCTTGGGGTTCGGTATATCGGCTATTTCGGAAATGTGCACTCGCGTCGGGGTCCAGCCTTGTGCGATTCCAGTAGCTTGATTACCGGACTGAATCGACATGACCGAGCCGTTGTCGAAGCCGATCATGTTTTTCTTATCAGTGGTTCGTGAAGGACACAGCCACAGCGGGAGCCGTTGGATGCAGGTTTCAATGATGCGCGTGATTAGTTCTGACTTCGCTTCGATCACGGACCCCATGACAGCTTGCGTGTGAGGAGTGAATAAAATGGCCTGCACAAAGTTGATCGCTACCTTCGTAGTTAATCCTTGCTGTCTTGCTTTCAGACAGAGCAGTTCATTAGAACGCCGCTCTTCTTCGGCTTCCGCCGTAACGTTGTCAATCACTGATTGCCCTAAACGGTTTTCGAACTTGAAAATATCTCCTTTCTCGTCGCACACAAAAGCGTAGCGAGATTCAAAGTAGGACGTGTCCACCGCGCACAGCAGTTGTTCGTTGAATACCCAGTGCCGAATCTGCTTGGCGCGTGCTGCGGTGATCTTTCGGCTGAGATCAATACTGGTAGTTCGCTGGTTGCTTTCTGTCGCCGTGATCGAGTCGATGTAAGCTTTAAATTCTTCCACTTCCGCGAGCGTGTGGTAACGCGGCTCCCATTTCTCGCGTCTGGCAAATTCTTCTAGTGTGGCAACTATGACTTTGGAGGAGTACATTATTTGGGAACCATATACATAACTCCCTAAGTCCCTACTTTCGGCCCAGTTGTGCCGTTCATCTCGTACCAGACAAATTCACCGTCCTCGCCGATGGGGAAATGACTGCCACAGGTTGTGCAAAATGTGCCCGAGTAGAAAAACGGATCGCGAGCGTAGGTTTCCGCAATGGATCGGCTCATGGTCGTGATCTTCCCGCACTTCAGGTGCCGGTAGGCGTCGCGATATGGCCGAACGAAGCTTTTGCTCCTCTCTTCTGGATTCAACACAACATAGCCTTCCTGCATCCCATCAGCGCGAAGTTTCGTGTGGCTGCGATCTTCGGGGACAGGCGAGCCGTCCGTAAGCACTTGAGCGCTGCGATCTACCGGGATTTTCGCGGCTTCCTGTCGTCGCTTTTCGATGACCTCTTCCTCCGCGCTATGCGCCTTCTGCTGAAGAAGAAATGCAAGAGCGCGAGCCTGCTCAGGCGAGAACACGATGTGCCCAACGCCGTTCTCGTCCGGCTGCAAATCAGGGTGATTAACCACTACCTCTCCAGCACCATTTGTGCCGACTTCTAAAGTGTTCTTTGCTATCTCAGTCATCTCGTCCTTTCCCTCCCGCAAGGGAGTTAACTATATAATTCCTCATTATTTGGCTTCAAGAATCTTCTGTCTCACTGGTTGCACTTTGTCCTGCATGATACTGGAGTCTGGGAAGATAAAATTCGCATCCTCCACCATTTCCTCGCGTTCCGAATCCTCATCCTTTCCACCTGTGACGATCTTATTGAAAATGGAAATGCCCTGCGATTTCGGCAAAGCCCCAAGCATAGTGTCGAGAGCGTCCCTATCGCGGACTCCACCAGCTGTTTTCGCGAATTCCACGCGCTTCTTTGTAATCATTGGGTGCGCTGCGACGGCAATAATCTTGACAGAGTTGACCGAGTGCTCCCGGATAGCAAGCATCATCTCGCCCCACAAATGCTTAATGTTGAGATTGGCCGCGAGGGCTACGCCTTCGATTCCAAGGGCCTGCTGATCCCTGGTTCCAAAACTATCCCACTTCTCAAGAAAGGCGATGCTGGTTTGCTCTTCGGAAAAGCGCAACGCTTTGATCGCCAGAGACAGCCCTCCGCGGACTTCTTTCAGAATGTCCGTGATCCTTGGAGCTTGCGCGAGGGCTTCTTTACTTACGTGTTCCCTTTTGAGGAGGTAGTCTTTTCGAGGTAGCGCGAGGCTTGGGGGAGGGTTTCTGGGGACCCTCTGGAGGTCGGTCGATAATTGCTTGCTCTCGGACTCCAACGTCGGAGGTCCAGGTTGAGAGACTTTCTTCGCTCGACCCTTGCGAGGCGCGGAGCTCGTCTTCAGTGCTTGGAATCCTGGTAATGGTTGCGTCTCGGGCATCGGGCTTGACCGGGAATTCCTTATCGAACCGGGCAGCCTCTAGCTTATACCAAGCCGCCGCAGTGTCTGCAAGCACTTCTAAAGCGGCGGCAATTCTCGCCATTGAACGCTCATCCGCTTCTGCCATCTCTCTGATATCCATGTCCAACCCTAGACTTTCGCCTTGGTCTTGGTGCGCCCGTAACGGATGCCCTTCACTTCTGCTTTGCCATCCTTGCCGTGCGTGAGAACTGGAACTTCCTGCCCCGTTTCCACGCGCTCTGTGTTCGGGGGCTGCGGCTCGATCTCGAACTCTCCGCCATGCTGATCGAGTTCCCCATCTGGCTTCTCGCCCAGTGTGACCGTTTCTGTCACCTTCACGGGCGCGGCACGCCCTACGTCGTGACACACTGCGTCAATTGTGATCTTGCATTCGTAGTAGTCGTAGGCGAGGTTTGTATTCAAGTAGCCGTCTTTTTCAAGACGCTGCGAGATCCGGTCGAGGATCGCCTTCCGGATCTCCTCGCCAGATAGCGGGAGAGTTAACACTTTTTCTGGAGCCATTCAATTTTCCTTTCAGAGCCTTGAATCTTCCCAATAACCGTTCCCCAGGTCCGTATTTCTCTTGCTCAACATTCGATACCGTCCACCGCGACACTCCCAAGATTGAGGCCAGGGCGCCTTGGGACAGTCTGTGTCGAGCCCGAAAGACTCTCCACTCCTCAGCGCGTCTGGCCTTATTCTTTGGCACTCTTGCCCAATGGGTCAATGTCTAACCTTAGACGTTAATTTGCCGTCAACGTCAATGTTGCGCTTTGGGCCGTTGGCGGAGGCGGAGGCGGAGGCGCTACGGCATTCACCGTCAACGTGTCCCCTGCTGTGAGGTTGTTTACTGGGTCCGTACCCGTGATCGTCGCGGTTCCAGCCGAGACTCCAGTCGCTACACCGGCAACCGGATCAACGGTCGCCACTGCTGGATCGGATGACGTGTACGCGATCGCGCCGGCGTTAGGAACGACTGTTCCCGTACCGTTTGGACCCGTCCACTCCTGGAACGAGGAATTGGCTGTTGCCCCTACAAGGATTGTCGCTGGCATATTGTCTCCTACTAGACATGGTTGATTGGCTTGCAATGTGAGTGTAGCCGATTGCGGACGGTTCAGGCGATGGAGGATTTCTAGCAGTGCGTGGCGATTGAACTTCATTTCCTCTTTCAAGAGCCGAATCGCCTCGTGCTCCAGAAAATGATGACAAGGTTGATCAGAGTGACCGCAAAGCGTGCAGATGAACTTTGTGAATGGATTGGTCATGTCTTGCGCTCTCCCTCAGCCATTTTCCTCACCACCTTTCTTTTTCGTCTACGTCCTTCACTGGCTAAGAACCTTACGCAGTTTTCGCGTGGATGATTGCGGGTCGTGCCCAACTCCTCTGAAACTTTTTCCATTCCGGGGCAGGACGCCATTTCTCTGCGGCGGGCGTCTCTGGTTCCCAGAGCATCGCATATGGCGTGAAACCGATTCCAACCATCTCTCGCAGTCGAGATTCTGCTTTCTCGAATGTGTCCTGCGGGAAACCGATGAAGACAAATGTTCGCAAGCGGTGTGATGCTGCAGTGAAGCCAGCGGCGAGCATTTTCGCAGAAGCGGCGCGCATAGCCTCAGCCGGACTCTTCGTGCATCTGTCGGGGTCGTCGTAGGCGAAGAAAAATACCGGGCGTGGGTTCAGTCTCGTAAATCCATCTACATGCCAGTCCTTTAGGCGGGATGCTTGGAGTCCGCCGGTAAACTCGACTCGACGCTTCTGTCTAGAAAGCATCTCTATTACCGCGCGAAAATGCTCCTCCGGGCAGGCAAGCAAATTGTCGTCGAGAATGTTCCAGCCATCCTGAATTGGAAGGAGTCGGATTGCCGGATCACGCTTCCATACCGAACAGTACCAACAGCGCTCAGGGCACCCCCGCGAAGTGAACGTGTAACCATGTTTGATGTAGCGCCCCGGCACAAACTCATTCCCGCGATCGCCATAAGCCACCCCGCCAATCTTCACCGAAGCCACACGCTCCCATTGCTGGGCCAAGATTTCGGCCCACGGCTTATCTGCGGTGAACGTCACATCTACATGAACTTCGTCAACATCCATTCCACACAAATTAGGGGGCGGACCAAAGAAAGCCATATCGTCATTGGGTGTGGCTCTCGTCTTTCGCGGAAATACTCGCGCTAACCTCATGTTTCCTCACCATTCCCTTTCTCCCCCCTGATTGCCCCCGGAGGGTCGTCGTAAGCGCTGGTCAGACTTCAACTATAGGCTCCCGGCAAGCGTGTATTCGTATGTGCGGCTCCGGTTGACCCTTACAAGTCACCAACTTTTCTGTAGTCGATATATTTTCCGGCAAGCTTGGGGCGACTGGTAAAGGATGCATATCAGTAATCATTCGCTGAATTTCTGATAGCTTTCGCGCGAGTCTAAAGTCTACGGGCAAACCTTCTAAGTCTCGAATGGCTCGCGAAATCTTTTCCAATTGCTGCGTTGCTCTAGATTCGTCGCTCATCTTCTCCTCTCGTTCGCCGCCCCCCCCCTGATTGCCCAGGCTTAGGAGGGGCTTGCCCGCGCGCATCACGGAGCAAGTCGAATATCGGACCCGACTCGCTCACTGACCTCGTTGAACTTGTTAAAGACAGCCGTTTCCAGTCTGCGATTTAGGCGCTGGCAAACCAAATCGGCATAAATTACAACATCGGCTATCTCGTCCATGAGTTCGCCAACGCCAAGTTCTACATCGTCGCCATAATCGCCGCGAATCATCTTCTTCGCAATATTGCACGCTTCCCCGGCCTCGCCTGCCATCGCATTCGTCCATTCGGCAATACTCCAGTCGTGACCGTTCTTCTGGCTGTGCGCGGGCTTCCCTTGACGATTCTTGAAGTGCGGCAAACGTAGACGATTAGCCTGTTCCAAATCTGAGAATTTCATTTTGTTCCTTTCTCTCCTATCCCGTGGCGCAGCCTCATTGATTTATCCAGCGTGCTCGGAGTCATCGGTTTAGCCAGTCCATAAACTTTGCGAAATTCGGCAGCCAGTTCGTCATGGCAGCGCCGATCTGTAATGCCAACCATGCGAGAGGGATGCTTAGCACGAGGCCGATAGGGAATAGCGCGATCTGTCTAAGGGCCAGCGTGCGCGGAGTCATCACTCACCACCTTTAACTTTATGGCACCACTTCTTACCGTTCTCGGCGGTGAGCAGTACCCGCGCTTTGTCGGCACAAGTCCACTTTGTCACGAGGCACTCTTTAGTGTTCTCGTCCACTCTCGCGTATTTCCTGCATTCATCAACGAATCCTTCCACAAATGCAGCATCGTTGCGACTAGGTTTAAATCTTGAGATATGTGAGATCGCGGGCACGTCTTCCGGCTTTGCGGGCTTCGTCGCATGGCAAGTTCCACTCATACCCCCCGGATCAACTGAGCACACCATCGGGAACGCGCCCGGCGGACGCTCGCCGCACTCTTCCGGGAAGATGTCGCGGATCAACCTGGAGGATGCGCCGAATCGTAGATGGTCTGCACATTGCGCCAACCGCAAACTCCCGTCATTATTAACCTGCGGTATAATCTGGAAATCGAATGACGGCTTCGTTGCCTGCCCGCTCATCATCCCAGCCAGCGCCCACATCAGTAAGAAAGCTCTCATTCGCCCTCCTGGATCAACGTCTAACCTTGGACTTCATTTCGGAAAGTTCTGACGACAACCCTTGCAGTTCAACTGATTACCCCATTCAATCAATGGCTTGCCGCACTTGGGGCAGGATCTTTCTTGGCCGCTTGTTTCGCCTTTTCCTTTGCCACCTCGATCTTGTTGTGCGCCTCCGTCCACTGCGCCGGACTCGCTTGGTGGCTTTCGTGCACGTGTCGATCGTACACTCGCAGTATCCCGTCCTTTTCCTCGCTTTCCAACATTACCCCGCATCCCGCTGGACACTCCATCTGGAACATTGACTCCCTCCCTTGCTAGCAGCTCCTCCCAAATCGCTTCACCGCCCAGAGCAGCCGTCAACACCTCCACCACGTACTCTTTCAAACTCTGCCCACGACTCACCGCAAGCACCCGCACCCTCCGCACCAACTCCTCATCTACCCCCCGCACCACAATGTCTGCTGTGCCTTCCATGCACAACATGTACACCATGCACTACGTTTACGTCAAGCCCCTTTTGATTTTTTATTTTCGCCAGTCGACAAGGATGGAATCCGTCAATGCCATCGCGGGACCGGGGGTACGTGGACAACTTCTCCAGGGCGGACTGGCCCAGAACTGCCGGCCCCGGACGCGCCTGCCGCCCTCCCTAACCCCTTGATAGTGCTAATTCAGGTGGATTGGCATAGACGTGGCTACAGTAGGGGTTCCCCACGCTGATTCCATGCACCATCACAACGCGCATCTGCCAGCTAAACCTGGACATCGCCAGGCGACACGATGGGGGAATAGAAATCCCTTATAGGTGCGTGAAAGGCTTTCTAGCTTTGAGGGATTACGGGTTCGAGCCACGATCCCAGGGGAATAGAAATCCCTTATTGCTGCTACCGGAGTTAAGGGACTGGCTATTGATGGTGATGGTTGGATTGAGCGCATCTTGCACGCAGTATTCGCCGTAGAGGCGGAAGCGTTCTGCCCATGACATAGAGGCTATCTCAGCTTCGAGCTCAGCGGTGGCCTTATCAGGGAAGCGTGGAACCATCTTCGACAGCAGCATTTCCTTGGCATTCATGGGGCAGTACCTCCGAGGAAAAGATACCACAGGCGGGAAGGTGAAAGAACTATTGACAAGATGAAGGAGTTACGGAGTAGTCGGTTGGGGCCGTGGCGTGATGAAGTGTACGCAGTCGCAACGATCTGCTTGGCAGGCGCCTGTGATGATCAGGAAAGGCTCAGGCGAGGCTTTGATGTCATCGTGTAATCCTAGCTCGTGACCACAGGTGCAATGCGTATGCAGGGCTTGATAACTGACGCGTGGGTGTGAACCAGTGCGATGAACCTTAAAAGGCATACAAGTTTCCCCCCTAAGCTACATATACACAGAAGGGCGGGTGGTAGGCCGCAGATTTGAACTGTGAACCTCCGGGGTATAGTCCCGGCGCTCTACCGGATTGAGCTAGCCGCTACCACCCCCCGAGCGGAGGATAACACTGATGAGCACGATAGCGAAATGACTATTGACAAGATGTCAGGCTTTATGCAATGATCCATCGCATGGACTCTGCCCAACCGAGAACCGTCAAGCCTATCAGGGTCAAGGTAGCAGGCTGGAAATGTCCAGCTTGCGATACCGTAACCGTGAGCAAGAGCGGCAAGCCTGCTCGGTGCTCGAATCGGCGAGAGTGCGGGAGAATGTTCAAGTAAACATGTCTAAGATTGGATGTTGATAACAGGAGGCTCACATTATGAGCGAAGCAAAAGAAGTTCAGGACACGATGAAGGAAGCCCTGAAGCCGCTAGTGAGCAAAGCACCTAAGTTCACACCCGGACCGCTCCACGTTGAAGTTGGCGACGATGGAAATAGCTGCAACTCGCTCGATATCGTCAGTCAGGATGGGTGCATCCTCGTATCAGTCGTCAACGAGGACGAGACTTCCAAGGAAGATTGGGCCAATGCAGTGCTCTACTCCTCCGCACCAGAACTCTACGCAGCACTGGAAGCTGCAAACAAGCTGCTACTCAGAGTGCTCAATGGCGTCGATTTGAATGTCAATCAAATGGGATCGATTCAGCGTGTCGTCGATGCGAACGAAGCTGCTCTAAAGAAAGGGAATTATATAGTTAACTCCCTTGGAGGAATGAAAATGAGCGAAGCCGACAGGAATTGCGGACAAATTCGGCCCAGAGCCAGCTAACCCTAATCCCGTGCTCGGAAGATGCGCCGCATTTGGACACGCGATTACCGATCACGCCGAGAATGGCTTCTGTCGAGACTGGAAGCCGCTCAGTGAGGTGAATAATGAATGAACCCAAACAGAGGCCAAACTATCGCTGCGGATTCTGCGGAGAGGGTGTTGCCTGTGAGCACGGATACTGCAACGTTTGCCAAATCTGCTTGGAGTGCAGGATGGATGAACTGGAAGCCGAGAGAGCGACGGAGGGTACTTGAAAATGAGTTCCAAAATCTACGTAACGGATCGAGCGACGGGCGCAAAAGGGTCGTTCTGCATCGAACGTCCAATGAAAGACAACAACTTTTATACGAAATACTGGAATCCGCAAGGTTGGGCCGGATCAGGTTACGTATTCACGGACGAGAAACTGGCTTACGCCGTGCGTGATTTATTGGCCTACCAGCAAGAGCATGTATGACTGATGGACGAAAGGACTTAGGGAGTTATGTATATAGTTCCCTAAAGAAAGCCCGAGGCCAACAATGAAGATGGCATACGGATACGTTCGATGTAGCAGCCCTGGCGCGATGGATCACGATGGCCCCATCCGGCAGCGCGCCGCTATTGAAGCCTTCTGCAAAGCAAACGCCATCGAGCTAGTAGGGTTCTACGAGGAGTCCCACACTGGCAGCGACCTGGATGGCCGCATCGAGTTTCACAAGATGCGCGAAGCCATGCTGGAGAATGGGGTCAGGCTGGTTATTGTCGAGAAACTGGATCGCTTGGCAAGGTCGGTAATGATTCAGGAAACAATTCTGGCCGACTTCAAGAAACACGAGATCGACCTGCGCTCGGCCACGACTGGGGAAGATGATCTGTGCGGCGAAGATCCCACGCGAGTCTTGATTCGCCAGATTCTCGCAGCGTTCTTCGAGTACGAGCGCAAGATGATTGAACTCAAGATGAGAGCCGCTCGGCAGAGGATCAAGGCCAGCGGGAAACGATGTGAAGGAAGAAAGCCGTATGGGACACGGCCGGGAGAATTAGACACACTACTCCGCATGGAGACGCTCAACCGCAAGGGCATGGCTCCAGAGGGCATCGCCGCTTTACTGAATAGCGAATCGAGCCTGTCGCGCTATGGCAAGCGATGGAATAGTGGGACCATTTGGAAGATTCTCGCGGCCCGACAAAGGCAAGCATCCTAGTTTTCACACGCTGAGAGGGGGAATCATGACACGTTACGGAGTTGAAGACACCGATTTTGAACAGATGAGCGAGGTCAAGCCAAGCGTCGCGCTGGCCTTTATGGCCGGACTGTTCTCTGGCGTGATCTCCGGGAGTGTGTTGGGCGGTTGGATCGCCTACCTTGTGATGCGGCACGTCTAACCTTAGATATTGAAGGAGAAAATGAACCATGACACCTGTCATTGATGAACGCTGGGCGAAACTAGAGACCCTTTCCTTGAAGGCTGGCTCCCACTCGCCAGACTCAACCTTCTGCGTAATGGAAGCTGTGGCCTTTGTCGCTGGGGAAACATGGAGCGACCATCCTGAATGCGCTTGCCCGATTATTAGCACGTTTCTGCGTTCGTGGAATGACTCACTTCCAAGCGATGCTGACCGCGACCGACTTCTTAAGCCTCTAATCCGTGATCTCGTAGGCAGCAAATCAACGAAGGACGTTGAGACTAAGCGCGCCCTGTTGTGTGCTGACTGGCTCATTCGAGTCAATACTCCGGTTTGGCTACGTTTGGCTGGGCTAACCGTCCATGCTGACACCCTAGAGGCACTGCCGGAGATTACCGCGTTCGCTCAGGTTCCTTCTATTCGCGGAGCAATAGAAGTCGCACGCAACGATGCCTATAAAGCGGGGGCTGCTGCGTGGGCTGCTGCGGGGGATGCTGCGCGGGATGCTGCGGGGGCTGCTGCGCGGGATGCTGCGGGGGATGCTGCGCGGGCTGCTGCGTGGGCTGCTGCGGGGGATGCTGCGGGGGATGCTGCGTGGGCTGCTGCGCGGGCTGCTGCGCGGGATGCTGCGTGGGATGCTGCGGGGGATGCTGCGTGGGCTGCTGCGGGGGATGCTGCGCGGGATGCTGCGCGGGATGCTGCGTGGGATGCTGCGTGGGATGCTGCGTGGGATGCTGCGCGGGATGCTGCGTGGGATGCTGCGTGGGCTGCTGCGCGGGATGCTGCGGGGGATGCTGCGTGGGCTGCTGCGTGGGCTGCTGCGTGGGCTGCTGCGCGGGCGAAGCTACAGTCCACTATCACGTTGTTGCAGGACTCAGCTCTCGACCTCGTTAAGAAAATGCTGGCGGTCCAACCCTAGACACGAGAAGGCCGCTCTCGAGTAGAGAACGGCCTTTTTGCTGCTCCCAGTTTGGCCCTTACATTAACGACAGTCTACCACTTCCGCTTGTGATGAACCTTAACCAGTGAACCACACTTAGTGTCCCCGGCGCAGACTCCAGACTGCCATCGCGCTTGCAAACTTTCCGCCGTGGGCAAAGCGATAGTCAGGGAGCGAGTTGTAATCGCGGGGCTTGCTGCTGCGGTGGGCGCAAGCTGTTTCACAATCCCGGCCACAATGTCCACAATCAGGTTTACCCAAGCCGTTGCCTTCGTCGTCGCATCCGTGCTTTCAAGATGCAATGCGGCAAGATTCTGCCGGAGATTCGCCTGTAGCGCCTGAGCCGCCGCAAGAAGATCGCTTAACGCGCCCGAAGTTTTGTTCTTCTCATAAGCATCGTAGTCGGCTTGGATCGCATTCAAACCGGCTGTCGCAATACCTGTGAGCAACTGTAAAGCTGCCGCGTCTGCCGGCGAGATTGCGCCAATGGCTGTTTCAAGAGAAGCTGCCGTTTGGAGTGCGAGGTCAATGTCCGACAAGATGGCATCCACCGAGCAAGCTGTCATACTGAAGCAAAGAACAGCAATCACTGAGGTTTGGAAGAAGATCGTTGCGAATCGCTTCATGTTTCTCTCCTAAAATACCGACGTTTCGGATTGTACCGCTCCAGCACAGAAATTCAACTCCCGACTTGCGGGTAAAACTTCCTCAACCCGGATCTCAACTCGCGGAGAGCCGTAATGCTTCGAGGCGTGCAGTTCCGTTACTTGGCTGTCATCATCGAACACAATCCCTGTCAGCGAGTCTCCTACGCTCCGGCAGAGTTTATCAAGGTCAGGCCGCGTAGTCTTATCCTGTTCCTTGTTCGACTTTGGCCGCATGAAGTAAAAGTCTAAGGTTAGACGTACTGGAACACTGGTTCCCGCCGGATGTGTTCCGCCCATTGCCTTAATCGCCGCGGCTCTCACCGTGTTGCGCCACTTCTTGAGTTTGGGATTGTCCGAGGTGAGGACAGCGCGCTTCCAGCCTTTCGGGATGAAGGCTTTCATGCTGCCCTGCGGGACCGGATCACCTTCGACGGTGAATAGGATGACCTCACCAAGCCTCATGCGATTGCCTCGAATACTTCCGTTTTCGTCTCAATCTTCGCCAATGAGTGGCATGGACGGCAGGCAGATTTTAGGTTCCTGATCCCAAGAATCCAGATTCGATCATCGCGCTTACTCCCACCGCTGCCACGTCCGCGCCGATGGTGTGTGTCTAGGTATAGTGTATGCCCCGCACAGTCGGACGCAAGATTTAATTCGCAGCGATTGTTTGCCAGCTCCTTGACGCGCTTCTGAATTAATTCCCAGCCGTGATGCGTTGCAATAAAGCGCTTGCCGTCTGGGCTTGCAGGGTCGTCGATCCACCATCCGGGTACGCGCTCCCACTCGCCTTTAAACTTCATGCGAACACTCTCGCTATATATTGGGCCAGAGGGAAGGGAATCTTGGCAATGTGAGCAGAAGCAGCCTTGCGGGAGTCAGACTTGGAGCTCATGCGGCCCATCTTGCCTTCGCCAGCAAACCATTCCCGACCTGAGCCATGTTGTTTTGTTCCTGATTCTTCCAATTCTGCTCGGTAGTTCTGCGCGGCTGTGACGTTGAAGCCCGCTGCCTTGATCGCATCCTTAAGTCGTTGAATGGGACGATCTTCCCATCTGTCTGCGCTATTGTTGCCGGGGAGTTTTGTGTTAAATGTGATCGGCATCAGCGCGGGCACATCTCCCCACAGGTAGTAACTCCCGAAGTGCGACTTGGCCCGACCTACCCATTTGTTTGCGCCTCGAACGTTTTCCACAATCAACGGAATATACCTGCTGGCCGCTTCCGAGGCTTCACGTTGAATTCGGAAACACGCTTCAAAGAGAGAATTGTCTGGCGGTAGTAACGCCTTCGCCCGCTTCCACGGCATTGCCCGGTAGCTATAGGCCTGGCAGGGCGGGCTGGCAACGATTACCGCTGCGTCTCGGAATTGCGAACCATGAAGCGTCAAAACGTCCTGGAGTACCAGTTGCCCCGGATACCCGCCTGTTCCGTAGTCGTGCCGCTCTATGTCGAAGCCAATTACGCGGTAGCCTTCAGCCAAAAACCCAGAAGCCCATCCCCCTAAACCACAATACAAATCGATGCACAGCGGTCGCCTTCGTCCGTACATTCAGACTATCCTTTCCGCGCATATTGCCTCAAAAAACACTTCCAGACTCGCCTTTGGATCGGTCTGCAAATAATTATTGAATGCCAGTTCGATGATGTCCCACTGACTTGATGTGAAGTGAAGTTTCTTTTCCACTACATCCTCAAGATGCTGGTCTGGAAATTTACGCTTCACTGTCTCTCGTAGCGCCTTCGTGTGCCTCCCACTCTTGGCTGCGGCGATCACTTCTGGATCACGTCTAACCTTAGACGAACTGACCTCGTAGGCTAGTAGTCGCGCGTTGCCTATTTCCATCTCTCGAATGTCTTTAGGGTCAAGGTCTTTCGAGAGCACAGAGAAAACACCCATCCCCGTGTAGACAGTGGCGCGGCACGTAGGGCAAGACTCAAGTAACCAAGCGTCGAAGGATTCGTATTTCTGTGGAAGATGTTTCCAACCCTGCCGATCGCGCATTCGTATCGCTATCGCGGCCAGTTCACTCCACGACTCGCGTACTTGCTGGTCAATCTCTCGCACCCTGGAGTCGTCTAAGAGAGCCTGCGTCTCAAGGTCTAAGGTTGGATGCCGGATTTCCGGTGCGTTCATTATGGTTTGCATCATCGTCTCCGTCCTAACAAAACTCGTGTGTTGTCGAGCCAATTTGGGCTTTGCCTCACTGGACGCTTCTTGTCAGCTTCCAGCACCACGATCACAGGCCGAAGCCCATCTCCAGGCATGACCACCCTTTTCCCAACGTCTTCATCCCGGAGCGACCAGACTACGACTCCGACTTCTATGCCATAGATCATGCCTGAAGTCCTTTCCACTTCTGCCACTTCCTAACTAAATACTCTTTCGCCGCAGCAGTCTTGAGTCGGGCAAGGCATCCGGTTGTCATTGCCGGGAATAAATTTTCGCAGATGTCCTCCCACATGTTGCCGATCTGACGACCGTCGCAAGAAAATACATTTCCGATCTCGGCGCAAATTAGGCATACGTTTGTTCGGCTCCACTCGCCCTCGTAGAGCATAGATGTGCGCTCGTACTGATCTCCCGGCTTGATTACCCCGTTGCATTCCTCGCAAGTATGCGGCTTTCGGGCTTTGACAATCTTAGAATCGGACACGGTGCAGTACTCACCCGTATCACCCCCGATGCATACTCCGCAATCGCCAGCTTCAAGACCTTCACTCATTTCCGTCCTCCAAAGGAGTTAACTATATAATTCCCCCTGTCTCCACGCTGGCGGTTTCCCACGGTGTTTGTCGAGTACAACCAGGAGTTGCTCGATCTCCACATCTTTCAGCGGACCGTTGATCTCTTTTCTTTTCCGGTTGTGCATCTCCATTAACCAGAGAATGTCAGACTCGCCGTAGCCTTGGCCGTGTTTCTTTTTGCAGGCTGCATCACAAACCGACTGCCCCGTAGTCGGCTCCCACGCGATGCACTGATCCAGAATGTCCGCTGGCACAGGAAAGAATCTCCCATGCTTGCGCCAGTTTTCCATCGCCCACTCAATCGCCTGAATCGGAAATTGCCCTAAATCCTGTTCCCAGCGCGCGATCTCTTCGAGGGATAACTCTTTCGGCGGGAAGGTGTCTACCTGGATCTTGAGCAGCTCTCCGATTCTGTCGAGCTTGCTCAAGGGCGGCATTATTTCGCCTTGCCCTTTGCGTCTGCGCTGTGTCGATCTGGGCATCTTGACTCCTTCCGAATCTATCGAGGGGTACCACGGAATAATTATGGATGCGCGGCAGGAATGATCGTGGACGTTCGCCAGGCTTGATATCGTCTGAGCAGCCGTAGTTGTAAAGCCACTGGCGGAAATCTCGCACGTCTAAGGTTGGACTTGATTTCAGAAGGTACGAAAGTTGGTGCGCTTCGCTCCCGTCCCACGGACACTCTCGACCCCACTTCCACCTATAGAATGCCAACACCATCGCCTTGAACACGGAGAATCGTGTTCCAAGGCCATCCGGGGGCGTGAGGGAAAAATTATTCATTCAGCGCCTCGTGTGTACTCCGTCCTGCCTTCGGACGGCGAAAATCTTCTGCGTTAGGACACGTTGACCAGTGAGGCGTGGCCGTGCCGTGATCCATTGGAATCTTCTTTTCGTTCGGTGTATACCACCATTCGATCGGGGCTTTGCAGGCTCGGCAATTCGACATCCCTTCGTGCCGGTAGCCTTTCGCCGTCAATTCATCAATCGTTTGTGGAAATCCCATGTACGGCTCCTTCTGTCGCTTGGGAAATATTTTTCCCTGGGCATCTTTCGCGGGCTGCTTGTACTCTTCGAGAAGCACACGTCCGGCTGTTCCATGAAGATTGTGAATCTTGTATCCTTCGGCGGCGGCGGGGCAAGAATGAGGTCGGTCATAAAGCCGCCTTGTACCGATCGTGGCGCTTCTTGCGACATGGCCCACAGGTAACCTTCCCGGCGAGCGGCGCTCCTCCACACATTGTGCATAAACCCGCAGTTCTGCGTTCCGAACGAACTTGTTTCTGATGGGCACGGGATGCGCGGTTCGCCGCGCGCTTGCACGATGCACATTTTGTCAACCCCGGAACAGCCTTCTTCGTACAGTTGTGGCACAACCCTAATCGCTTATGTTTGCGCGAGTACCGTTGCTGCGCTGACAGACCATCGTAGATGGGAAGAGTCATACATTACTCCAAGTCGCGACCTTAAAACGTCAAAACAAAGAGAGGCTTATGTCCCCTCGCCGCGATAAATGTTCATGCTGGCCTCGTGCGCTACCTGATCCCCCTACACGTTTTCGTGCGCCGTAGATTACTCTACGTGGATGGTGGGTAGAGCCGTAGAACTCCCAACGCGCCATTGACCAGCACTGCCTGAGCAAGGCTCCGCCAATGAGCATCCATCCGAATTATGTTTGGAGATCATTGGCCGGTACCTTATAAGCGGGTGTGAGGCCGGTGGCACCGGCAGGATTAACCGGCACGCCACACCCGCTCAAAAGACAGGATAATCATACCACACAATTCCTGTCAAGCCCCTGAGTGAACTACTTCGGTAGTGGGTCAGTTTGAATATCCACAGCCTCGCTTTAGCATCCCCCACCTGTGGCATCATGGATGCGTGATCGGCAAAGGCAAACGTCCGCGTGATCCGAACCAGCTTGCCAAGTGGATCGTGGATCAGTCTACCAGCGAGGCACCACAGGCCGAACCTGCCGTGACCCCAGCCCCGCCCGTTAATCTGTCTGAGTACATGGCCGCAATAGGCCGCAAGGGTGGTCAGATTGGCGGGAAGCGTAGGCTCAAGACCATGACCAAGGAACAGCGGTCACGGGTCGCGGCGAAGGCTGCTAGGGCGCGTTGGAAGAAACCTAGGCTAAAATAAGCGAAGGCCACGGTTCCCGCCGTGACCTTCTGATCTTGCGTGGCTGCTCTAAGCGCACATTAGCGCCGGAGCACGCCTCATGTCAAATAGCCATCCTCGCCACGCCATCCAACCGTTATCACAGATTCCAGATCACCAAGCGAATGTCCTGCCCCGCAAGTGGGTTGTGGGACTGCATCGAATACGCGCTTGGCTATCGCACCGTGGCCTAAGTCTGGCTCGGTTCTGGTGTACGCTACGATCAACGAGAGACAATCTCTTCCATCGCACCAAAACTCTACCCGTTGAAAAACAGTTGGGAGTTCTTCTAGGACCGTGGTTTGAGGTTCTTCCCACTGGATGTCTCGTTCGTAATGAGCGCACAAATGCGCGTGCGCTCGGCATACAAGAGATAACGTCTCGCTATCCGGCGACCAGTACGGCTCCACTTGAGATGTTCCTTGCAGGTTTCGATAAGGGAGAACAGTTCGCTCTTGGCAGAGGGGACAAACCAGCACAGGTAGTTTGCGAATCATCGGTAGCCTCCCATTTCCAACACTGCCCAAATAACACCAAACACGATTTAACTATTGACATGCTAAAGCGGCAATGGTATAAGAGTCAATATGAATCGCCTAGACACCAAGACCCAAGCCAAAGTGATTAGCTGCCTGATCGAGGGTTGCTCGATTCGCGCCACAGTCCGCATGACCGGAGCGGCGAAGAATACCGTGGTCAAGCTGCTAGGTGAGATTGGCTGCGCGTGCGCCGCGTATCACAATCGCACCGTCCGTAAACTCCGCGTGCGCCGTCTCCAGTGCGATGAAATTTGGTGCTTCGTGGGAGCGAAGGCGAAGAACGTTAGCGTGGCAAGAAAGCAAGAGGGCTGGGGCGATATTTGGACGTGGATCGGAATTGACGCGGATACGAAACTGGTACTCGGGTATCTGGTGGGCGGACGTGGAGCAGGATGGGCAAAGGATTTTATGGAAGATTGCGCCAGCCGAATCACCAATCGCGTACAGATCACCACAGACGGCCACAAGGGCTATCTGGAAGCCGTGGAGAACGCATTTGGGGCGGACATCGACTACGCCATGCTCCAGAAGATTTACGGCGCACCAGCGGAGAACGATACGCGCTATTCTCCGGCAACTTGTATCGGTTGCGACATGAAGGTCGTGAGCGGCGATCCCGACCCCAAGCATGTGAGCACCAGTTACGTCGAACGACAGAATCTTACGATGCGGATGCACATGCGACGATTTACAAGACTCACAAACGGATTCAGCAAGAAAGTAGACAATCACCGTCATTCCGTGGCGCTGCATTATATGTTCTACAACTTTTGCCGGATTCACCAGACGTTGCGATGCACCCCCGCGATGGAAGCGGGTTTAACGGATCACGTTTGGAATCTTGAGGAACTGTGCGCGTTGCTGCCCAAGCCCGTGGTCAAGACTTCTTCGATTGAGAAGAATCTGGTATTGAAGGCCCTTGGCTAACTCAGGTCTTTATACCAGTCCCCGTATTCGCTGCCAAATTCAGTGATATACACCGTGTCGCCTTGTTTAGGACGCGGCGCTTCGCTATCACGGCGAACTAGCGTTAGCCGTTCCGTTATATCCGCAATTCTCTGGTCAAGCAGCATGCTCGGTTTTGTGATGTCTAGAGCCACTCTAATCCCGCTGGCTACCAGTTCATCTATGCCCCAGAGAAATCGGTAGTCGCGGTTTTTCTCGTCAAGTGGATCAAAGAATGTCTCAGCGTCTTTAGTCACACGCCGACCGACAATCTCCGTGTTCCCGCCAACGTGTATGCCCTTGCTCTTTACTTCCCGAAACAGTTGCCGAGCTATGTGAACCGTCACCGCTGCCGATAATCCTGGCATCCACAATCTTTCAATCATGTATTGCGCCAGTTCAGCTCCAGTTCCCGCAACCGCATGTGAATCGGTTTCGGCCACAGCATCCTTGTCAGTTTGCAACAATCCCCATTCCTTTTGCTGATCCTGAACGCCACAGATAAGTTGCACGCCGGGGCGATTTGGATCATCTGGTTCCCAATACTTGAAAAGAGAATTGGCGTGTAACTCAGAGATGACGGTTTCAACTTCCGTTTTGATGTTAGCAAATGACGGACTGGCAAGATTAGCCAAAGCATCCCTGATCTTCTGGCATGTAGCGTCAATATAAACGCCGTCCCCTGCGCCGCCGATCACAACGTCATAGGATTTGCCCTGTCCGTAGAAGTTGGCCAGTTTGTGAGACTGAAAGCGCACCACGCCATATGCAATCTCCGTATCTGCGGCGAGAACGAATCCGTCTCGACATTTGAATCCGGCGACTAGGGTCATATTTCGTCTTTGCCTATAAGGTTTAGGCTTAGGGAATGGACGGAAGCGGGGCCTCATCGGCCACCCGCTTTAGCATAGGCCGTTCCCTGTGGAAAACCAAACTGACCCACCACCGAATAACTGAGTTTCCATGCAGCATTGCCCTTGCGATCTTGAAACCGAATCCGCGGGCGATCAGACGGCCACTTGAGCGGCATCTCTACCTTAACTTCCAGTTTCGCCATTAGAAATCCTCCTCTTGCTTCTGTTCTGCTGGCATTGCCAGAGTGCCTTGCGTGGCTGGAATGTCGTTCACAAACGCTGCTTCATCCAACTCGATAATGTGCTCAAGCTGGAAGAATGTTGAGTCGCCCTGAGTTTGCTCTGATACTTCCCCGACAAGTTTCTTGTCAGACAGCCCAGAGAGATAGCCATGCAGTGCCTTGTTCCAGACGTACAGCTTGCCTTCCTTGTCGCCCTCTGCGGTGCTTGTGACCACCGACAGTACCAAGTACGGCTGTTTCTTCTTCGACTGTTTGGCCTCCACGCTCAGGATTAGGTACAGAGCTTTAACTGTCCCCTTCGAGGTGCGCCGATCCTGTTCCGCATGAGTGAAGTACTTGCAAGTTGGCTCGTGGCTGTCCACCTTGCCGCAGTCCCCACAGATGGTCGGCTCTTTCTTAGGCTCGGGCTGGTTCTGCTCATCGCGGCCACGTTGTAAACCAGTGTCGTTGTGCCCTCGGTTGGGTTCTGAGGAGGGAGTCAGTGCGCCAACGCCCATATCTAGCGTAGCCATCTCCCGTGTCTTGTTACCGGGAGACTCCGGCGCAATATCCATCGCTTCCTCTGCGATACTCAACCCTCGGAGCGCATCTGCAAACTTGTCGCGCAGTCCGAAGCCTCGCGCGCGCATCTGTAACATGCGGTCGGGATACGTCTGCCACGGTCCTTGCTTGCCCCATAGCGAGGCCTTCTTGGCATCGGCCACGCTAAATCTGGTCGTGTGCGCGTCCTGCCCCTTGCGCTTGATCTGGAACACGGCGCAACGCGTTTCCCCCTGCCCTTCCCACGCTTCCTTGTGCCATTCGTAATCAGGATGGACCTGGACGACTCCCAAGGCAGCATCGCCCCATAGAGACGGCCTGCCGTTGATTACAGCTATGTTCTGGATCGCCTGCATTGGAGCTAGGCCGACTTCGGCACCCATCTGCATTGCGATCAGAACATTCCCCGGCTTGCCGCGGAAATCCTTCGGCGCAAGCTCGGATGACGCAATCAATTTGGAGAGTGCCACGGCCTCGGTCAGGTTGACGGGGGTGAAAGCAGCCAGCCGCGATAACTTTCCAGCTTGTGCTTCTGGCTTGGGTTCATGTTTAGGTACGAGTAAGGCAGTCTCTTGCTCCGGCATCTATGTTCTCCTTTTTCTCGGTAGCCCCGAGAGGCTTTTCAATCTGAATCAACTTCGGGCGTTTGGCCGCTGGACAGATCCCAAAATAACCGCAGTACTTTTCAGAACACCCCCACCAGTCAGCTTTCGCCGGCACGAATACGCCTCTACGGTAAGCGTGGATCGCATTCGAGAATCGGTACAAGGCAACATTCAAGTCGTCCATTGTGCGCGTGGTCGTCACTGGGACGTACTTCGTATCATGGCGCTTTGGCGTGTAGATCAGGTAGTCGAGCACCAGGAGGTCCGGCAGTTTCTTGTCCAGCACAAGGGAAGCTAAAGAGTAAATAGTTAACTGGTCGGAATCGTCCGCAACCGTTGATACTGGTGACTTGCCGGAGGTCTTCGTGTCTCGAATATGCAGCGTCGAGGAATGCTGGGTGACATTATTGCTCAAGTCAACCGCGTGCATGGTTTCCACCACGTCCTGTTCCCCAGCCAGGTCAACACCGATCCGAGCGGACGCATTCAAAGCGGAGGCTTCGGAGTGCAAGAGCTTCGCCCGATACGGGTCATCTTCCTCGTCCGCGTCTTGGTGCATCTGCTTCGCTCGTTTCCGCATCCACGAGTCCATATTGATCGAGAACTTGCGCTGGACGTGGGAAGGCTGAATCTTCGGTGCGGCTTCATCGTAATGCAATCCAGCGAGAGCAACGGTCTTGTCCTTCGCCTCTCCGAGAACAATCTGGAGTGACTTGCCTTCTTTCTTTTCTTCTGGTTCCAGTTCAATCGGTTCCTTCTCTTGCCGAGCATCAAATGTGGCCTCTGCGATTCCGAGCGTGTCGTTACGCGGGAGCAGAACTCCGTGCTGGATCTTGTTCTCCAGGTCGCGGGCGATAGACTCGTCCACTGCCGTGCCGATGTGCATATAGGCCGCTGGCGGTCGTCGGATGCCGAGTACATAGCGAAAGTAGAAGCGCAAACCACAATCGCTCATCATGTTCATGCCAGAAACGTGCAACTGCTCCCGCTTCTTGGGCGTAATCGATTTCAACGCATCTGTTGCGTCTGACATTAGATTCTCCTCAACTAAACCAAACTGCATAAACCGCTACAGCCGCCATAGACACGACTAGGAACACACACCCCCATAACAATATGTTCCATGCGTTGTCGGTCATTGCTTTTTCCTTGTAAATGCTGCGCTTCTGGCCAAGGAACACTTCCGACATTCCCGCGTCCCGTCCTTGCGGAGATACAGATTCTTCCCGCTCAACTTGTGCCCTTTCGAGCACCTGGGACTCTTGAGTGCACCCATGCGAAGTGACTCTACTACGAATAATCCGAATGTCAAGAATATTCTACGAATTATTTGATTGACACGTTTCCGCATCGGTGCTACAAATCGTCTCGCACGACATTTCCCAAACGAAAGGAATTACATGACCACACCAGCAACACCGCCCACCCCTCCCACTCTAACCGATGTCGCAGATGACGTTGGCTCGCTCGAAATGGAGTTCAAGAGCGGCTACGCGGCACTCAGCGCAGGCACAAAGAAACTGATTACCGATGCTTTGGCAGCGGCCAAGGCGGAGGGCAGCACAGTCTTTGCCGCCCTGCACGCGACCACGGTGACCACGGTGACCAAATAACGTGGCAAAGCCGCGCAAACGTAACAGTTTCAAAGAAGCGTTACGCTCCGCCGAGATGCGACTTGCACTGGCGGAGCGTCAGCGCACTGCGCGGCGGAAGGAACTCTCAGCCCTAGATGTAGAGATACCAGCTTTACAGCAGACTATCGCTGCCTTGCAGAAGCAGTTAGGTAAGAAGGGAGTGATATCCCACGTACCCGGACCCAAACAATCCGAGCAACATTCCGTTGCAACCGGGGGCAATCCGAGCGGTAACGAGACTGTGATTCCATCCACCATCCCACCTGAGATAGCCAAGCATCTTGTGCTGGATTTGACGGGGATGGGCTCGATACCTCTAAAGAAAGGTTCTGAGACTCCACAGAGAGAACTGACAGAAGAAGAATTGTTGGCAGAGGGGGACGTTAAGTGAGCACGCCGCTTTTGATCCTCAGTGACGCGCCGACCGCAGGCTCAGGCTTGGGAAGAATTACGCGCGATCTCGCCACGCGCATCCACGCCAACCTGTCAGACGTGTTCAGAGTTGGAACCATCGGCTATGGTGGGCCGTTCTCTCGCGCGCTTGGGTTCCCGCAATACTCGATGGACATGGAAACCTGGGCCGTTCATAACCTGCCGGAAGTGTGGGAGGATTTCGCAGGGAAGGAAAAGGGAGTGCTCCTCTGGATTTGGGACGCGAGTCGTGCCCTGTGGTTTGCGCGTCCTGAGAATTGTCCCGAGCCGCGATTGAGAAAGTTTCTTCAGAGCAAGCCGTTCGAGACCTGGGCCTACCTGCCGATTGATGCCACAGGGCCAAATGATCGCCTGACCGGGGTACTCAAGCACATCATTGAAGGCTTCGATCGGCAACTCGCGTATTCCGCGTGGGCTCAGGGAATCCTGAAACGAACATGTCCAACCTTAGACATAGACTGGCTTCCGCATGGGATTGATACCAGCATTTTCCATCCACAGCCGCGAGTCCAGGCACGACACAGTTTCGGAGCGAGACTCGGAGCCAAACAGGTTAAGGGAAAGAACATTGGGCAGTACGTCTCGATTCCTGACGATGCGTTCCTTGTCGGAATTGTTGGCACAAATCAGATACGGAAAGACTGGGGCCTGGGACTCGCTACGGTCGCAGAGCTTGCAAAAAACCGCAATGTCATGGTGTGGTGCCACATCGACGTACTGGAACGGCATTGGTCAATCCCGGCTCTCTTGAATGACTTCGGGTTAGCCGACAAAGCCATTGTCACGACGGTCATGTATCCAGACGAAACAATGGCATGGGCGTATTCGGCCTTGGATTGCTTCCTTGCGGTGGGGCTCGGAGAGGGCTTTGGATACGGAGCAGCAGAAGCACTAGCGTGTGGAGTGCCCGTTGTGGCTCCGTACTACGGTGGTGGGGAGTTTATCCCTGAAGACTTCTTGGTTGAACCACTCGCGTGGAGGATCGAGGGCGTTTATGACTGCATGAGGCCAGTGATGAGCGTTACGGACTTCGCGTTCAAGGCGCAGCAAGTCGGCAAGGCCAAGGGGCTCATGCAAGGCTCGCTCTTGCCGTCCCGGTATGAGTGGCAGAATCTTTGGACTGAATGGGAATATTGGCTCCGCAGGGGGATCAAGTGATTAAACTGAAGCCAAGAGCACATTGGCGGGAGTTTCGGAATCCGGGCGTTATCGGTGCGAAGTGGTATCAGTGGGGCGATCTGCGCGTCTGTGTAGGCGATCCGAAGGCCGAGGGCCATCATCACATTTCAATCTCGCACCCATATCGCTATCCGACTTGGGATGAGATCTACACGGCCCGCTACGATCTGATGCCGGACGATATCACGTGTGCGATTTTTCTTCCGCGCAAGAGCGAGTACGTGAACATTCACCCTAACTGCTTCCATGTCCATGAAGTCGCGGATGCGGAAGTGAAGTCGGGGATCATTGGAATATGAGCCGCTTAGTTCTCTGCGTAGCCACGCGCCGCTGGCACGGCTGGTTTGACTGCGTGCAGACGTGGACAGTTACGTCTAACCTTAGATACCGCATCCAGGTTGTCCCTGACCAAGACGTTCTGCCGGCGTACCAGGAGCTTTACGAAACAACGTATGAGCCGATTCTGGGATTCCTGCACGATGATTTGGAAATCTATGAGCCTGACTGGGACTTACGCGTTATGGCAGAGTTTGACGATCCGACCATCGGCATGGTCGGCTTTGGGGGAGCTAGGGGCCACGGTACGGCGAACCTATACGAAGTTCCTTATCACCTCCCAAATCTCGCTCGGCAAGGATTCATGTCAAACATGCGCGAGTGGTATCTGCACGGCTCTCTTGAAAAGGGCAACAGGGACGTTGCCGTGCTAGATGGGTTCGCCGTGTTTGTGCGGAGGTCGGTTCTCGACAGTTGGAAGCACTACAAACCGCAAGTCACGAAATACCCTACATTCGACATGCTCGACATATGGAAAGTTGGCGGATTCCCTTTCGGTGTGCCAGTTGGCTATTTCATGTGGTGCGAGAACCTGTGTTGTGAAGTTCGGAGACAAGGTTTTCGTATCCGGCTGGTTGGGGTTGAGTGCCATCACATCGGCGGACGTACCTCGACAGTCCACCAAATCTCAGATGACTACCAAGCGGAGCACGCCTACTTTTATTCAGCCAATCGAGACGTTATGCCCTACGCGGTGAAGGAGTAAAAGTTGGTCAACATAACCATGCAGGTTAGGAATCGGTATCGTCTCACACGGCAGGCCCTCAGGTCGCTGGCTTTCACCACCGATGCGACGCTCACCATCTTGGATGACAGGTCCGACGAAGAAACAAGGGCGTACCTAGAACAGTGGAGCAAAATGCCGCGCGTTCACGTCATCCGCAACAATGTTCCGCTCGGCACAGGCCAGTTGCGAAACATGGTCATGGAGGAAAGCAGGAAGCACTTCGGGCAGGGGGAGTACGTGGCTCCGCACGATAACGATACCTATTTTTTGCCGGGATGGTTGGACGCTCTGAAGAGTTGCTACCAACTGTCGGAGGAGCACGGATACCGTCTCCTCAGTGGGTATCGTCACCCCTTTCATCATCCGATTTCTAGACTGCCGCTACTATTCTATGCGGTCGATGAGGTCATAGCTCTCGCCACGCAATCGACCTTTATGACGTGGGCAACATGGGACGCCTTTGGCCCCTACTGCGATACTCCCGTCGACCGAACCTGTCAGAGCGAGGATGTTGACTTTGGAAACAGAATCACGAAGGCGGGATACAAACTAGGCTGCGTAACGCCGAATGTCGTCCACGCGACAGCGCTCAAGAACACATTCGGCGAACCGGGGCCGGGATGGGAACTAGTCAAAGCTCAGTGCCCGAAAGGGGTTATTTGTGAATAAGAATCCACAGCTTGGGTACAAGGAGAAGAATCCACCGTGGCAATAATCGACAGACTTGCTCTCAGCGCCAAGAAACAACAGCAATATCGGTATATTGTTCGCAGAATCGGGGCGCACTCACCAAGGGAAGTCAGAAAGCGTATCGCAGACATATATTTTCTCAGGCACTATGCTGGCTGGTCGCTCGGTCAATTGGCTAACCATTTTCACGTATCGAGAGAACGTGTGCGCCAGATCATCTCTCACCATCGACCACCGCGATTCACTATTTGCCATCCCAGAGGATCGTGTTTGCTGGGGGCTATCAATGGATAGACTCTCAGAACTTGCCGAAAAATACGGCAGCGACAAAACTCCGTCCCTGTACCACAACTACACGCCGTTCTACGACTCACTCTTGAGATACCGCGACGTGAAGCGAGTGCTCGAAATCGGCATCGGCACAGTAGAGTGCATGGGACACGTGAAGGATTACAAGCCTGGAGCCAGCCTACGGATGTGGCGAGATTACTTCCCGACCGCGGAAATATTCGCGCTCGACAACGAGATGAGCGTACTGGAAGGACTGAAGAACGAACCTCGCATCTATCCGGTCTTCTGCGACCAAAGCGACCAAGGCGATCTAATCGATATAGTCAGGAGGCTCGGAGGACTGCAGTTCGACCTAATCGTTGACGACGGCTCACACCAAGTTGCGCACCAAGCGTTGACTGCCAACACCTTCATCCCCAAACTGCTCTCACGGCAAGGTGTTTACATTATTGAGGACGTGATGTGGCGCAAAGACTTGTACGCGCTCCTACCTTGGCCGGCCGAAGTAAGGCTATTTGATCTCAGGCGCAGCCCCGATGACTGTTTATTCGTGATCGAGGGTGGGGATATTTACTGACATGGAAACAGTAAATCATCCGGCACATTATGGCGGAAACGTTCTACACGAGACGTGGAAATGTCTTAACGCATGGGGACTGGAAGGAGACGCGCTTTTGTGGAATGTGGTTAAGTACATCAGCCGCTCCGGGAAGAAAGGTCCCAGGTTAGACGATCTGCGTAAAGCGAAGTGGTATCTCGATAAGCGCATCGAGCTACTGGAGGTGGATCGTGCGAAGCGATAAAGGGAAAGGCCGTCCGCGAATCAAGTTTCGTACGCCGTTTCGGGTATCCGGTAACTGTAAACGCTGCACGCCAGAGAAAAAGTCGTCAGGACACCACGTCTGCTACAACGTGAATTGCATCTGCCCACATCATCCCAATTGGACGGCGCTACACGCACGCGAAGCCGGACTCCGAACACGATCTAAACCGGGGGACTTTGATTACAAGGAGAATTCATAATTCCGCCACTTGGGGATGTGATGCGATGAAAATCATGTACCTTGGGCTGAACGGCTGGGAATTATCGCACTGGGAGAGAGATAAATGGAAATCCCCTCGTTTGAAGATGTGATGAAGGTAACCGATGGACTGAGTAGCCATACGGCGCTGGAGCAAGAAGAGGCGAGAGGGCTGTACGAATGCTGCCGCGAAGTAAGGCGCTGGGCTTGCGTAGTCGAGGTCGGATGCCAGCTTGGACGTTCGAGCAGCATCATCGCACAGATGGCGCAGGCGCTTGAGTTCTATCCCATCTTCATCGATCCCTACACCGGCCAGCCAGAGTTCATGCAGCAGTGGGCGAAGATGATGTACTTCTTGGGTGGAGTGCAAGAACATGCCTTCACGCTACTCTGCATGAGAACCGAGCAAGCAGCATGGCACCTGGAGAAACTGGCACCATTCGATCTCGCCTATATTGACGGCGATCATGGGACGGCAGAAGTAGAAATGGACCTCGCCCTGGTTGCCTGCAAGATTCGCCGCGGCGGGCTACTCGCGTGTCACGACTACTGCCGGGAGAGTTTGCCAACAGTCAAGATCGCACTCGACGGCTTCATTGACGAGCGCTGGGAGATGGAGAAGCACGTTGGAACCCTAGGGGTCTGGAGAAGAAAATGAAAGAGGGTATAAATTGCGGCTCGGGGCAACGGCGATTCACCAGTAACTCAGAGATTGAGTGGTGCAACGTGGACAAGATTTCCCGCCCTGGGCATGAGCCAGACTGGATTGAGGACGGAGCACATCTTCCGTGTGCGGACAATTCGGTGGATTACTTCGTGCTAAGCCAAGTTTATGAACATTTTGGTTGCGGTGAGGCTGTTGATCTGTTACAAGAAGCACACAGGGTGCTGCGAAGTGGCGGTTCCTTGATTATCTCGGTGCCGAACATGATGGCACTGGCGAAGCGATGGGTCGCGGGTGAGATCAGTGAATACATCTTCATGGTCAATACTTACGGAGCTTATCTTGGGAACGAGGAATCGCGTCACAAGTGGGGCAGCACTCCAGAATCGCTCACGAAAGAGATTGAGGCACACGGGCCGTGGCAATGGGTGAGAGACTTCGACAACCGGGCGATTCCGGGAATGGACGTGGCTCGCGACTGGTGGATAACGTGCCTCGAAGCAAGACGATAACGATTTCCCTGACATGCGGGAAGGTAACCGTCATCGACTCGCGTGACTATGGCAAGGTTTCTGCATACAAGTGGTAC